TTGCAATGCCAAAATCATGGAATTTAGGTACAGTAACATATCAAGTTTTTTGGAGTCCAAGTAATACGAATACAGGAAATGCTATTTTTGGTCTTCAAGGTTTAAGTTGTACTGAAGGTGATACAGCGGATGCAGTTTTCGGAACAGCTCAAGAAGTTACAGATGCTGGAATTGGAACTGTAGAAGATGTGCAAGTTACTGCAGTTAGTTCTGCAATGACAATCGCAGGATCTCCTGCTGATGACGACTATACATTTTTTCAATTATACAGAGATGCAGCTGACGGTAGTGATACCTTTACTGGTGATGCACGAGTACTAGGTATTAAATTATTTTATACTACTGACGCTGCTAACGACGCATAAGGAATATAGCTATGAGAAAAATAGGTGATCCTTTAACAACAGAAGGTAAAGGTTCAACAAATAAAAATCCAAGAATAGCCAAATCTTTTGGTTATCAAGTTTTAGGTTTTGGAAGTGGTGGTGGCCCTAGTCCTGCTTTTACTATAGCAACAGGTGGAGATGCAACACATACAGACGGAGATTATAAAGTTCATGTTTTTACAGGGGACGGCACTCTTACAGTAAGTCAAGTTGGTAATGCTCCTGATTTTCCGGGAAACCCTCTTGCAGGGCCAAATACAACAGAATATTTAGTAGTAGCCGGAGGGGGCGGCTGCAGAGTAGGCGGTGGTGGAGGAGGAGGCTTTAGAACAAGTTATCCGGGAACACCTTTACAAGTGGCTATCACAGCCCAAGGCTATCCAATAACAGTAGGAGGTCAAAATTCTGATTCTGTTTTTTCTTCAATAACTTCCGCAGGTGGAGGATATGGCTCACACTACGTACACGGACCAACTCCAACACCCGCTGACCCTGGTGGCTCTGGTGGTGGGGCTGGTAATAATAGTGGAACGAGAAATGGAGGGGCAGGTAATGATCCTCCAACAACACCCCCACAAGGAAATCCAGGAGGAAATTCAGGATCAGGGGGTCCGACAATTACAGGTGGCGGTGGCGGTGGTGCCGGTGCATCTGGTAGCACTTCTCCGGGAAGTAACGGAGGAGACGCAGGAGCGGGAGCAGGAATAGCAGATGCTTTTTTTGGGCCAAATGCTCCAAGTTATGGAGAACCAGGTCCAGCAGGTAGATATTTTTCTGGAGGCGGCGGTGGCAGCGGTGTTTCTTCCGGACAAACAACATCAGGTGGACTAGGTGGTGGTGGAAATGGTGGTAATGCTCCGGGATCAGAAGCAACAGCAGGATCGACAAATATGGGCGGTGGCGGTGGTGGCCAAACGAATGCTCCATATGGTAAGCCCGGTGGTTCAGGGATTGTTTTTATAAGATATAAGTTTCAATAACTAGATTTTTTTAAACTTATCTGTATAGTCTTTTACTATGAAAGTGATAAAAAATTTTTTATCTAAAGATATATTTAATAACATAAAAACAATATTAGAGGATCCTAGATTTTCTTATTATTATCAGTCTTCTATTTTACCTTTTAAGCCAAAAGCAAAATGGAAAAATTATGATTTTTTCTTTTGTCATACTCTTTTTAGAGAAGAAAAACAAACTTCAGAAGATACATTTGTAGAAAATATTTTATACCCTATAACAAAAAAATTAAATGTTAAAAAAATAATTAGAGCAAAAGTAAACTTATATACTAATCAACATAAACATGTAGAGTCTGCTTATCACGTTGATACAGATGATGATGTAAAGATAGCTCTTTTTTCTGTGGGGACCAACAATGGTTGGGTAGAATTTGAAACTGGAGAAAAATTTTTATCAGAAGAAAACTCTATTGTTTTATTTAATTCAAACAAGAAACACAAAGCTGTCACTCAAACAGATACAAAAATTAGAATAAATATAAATATAAATTATGAGTAATATTATAATACTTGGGGGAGGTTCTGCCAGTCGGATTAATAAATGGTTAGATTTACTTGGTATTAACGATAAAGATTTTACTTTTAAAAATCCCTATAAATGATATAAAGCTTTTACATATGGCACATTTTGCAAAAATATCAGACACAAACGAAGTATTAGCTATACATACTTTAACTAATGCAAACACTGAAGACTCTAATGGTGTTGAAATAGAATCAATAGGTCAAACTTATTTAGAGAAACATAGTAACTGGCCCGCTGCAATGTGGATTCAAACTTCATATAACACTAGAGCTAATAAACATTATACCGATAATGTTTTATCAGAAGATCAATCAAAAGCATTTAGAGGTAATTTTGCACTTCCTGGTGGAACATGGGATCCAGATAATAATATTTTTTGGAATCCTTCACCTAGTCCTAGTTGGATTAAACATGTTGAAACAGCTTCTTGGAAACCACCAATTGGTGATGCTCCAGCATTAACTGCAGAGCAAGAATCACAAAATACAGCAGCTACTCATAATTGGATTTATGCTTGGAATGAATCTAATCAATCTTGGGACTTGTCAGATACAAAAGCATAATTGATCTAGATCAAATCTTTTAAATAATATTGACATTATAGTATCATCCTTTATAAAAGGAGCTGGTATGCAGAAGAAAGTATTAACAGAAGAAAGTTTATTTTATGGCGATGTAGATATGCCAAAAGGTTTTGAAATTAATAGAAATGAGTTAGCTCACTACGCTCTACACACCGAACTTACAGAAAAAGAATTTCCATTTTCTAGAACATGGGACATGTTAAATACATATATTAAAGAGCATATTAATTTAAAATATAAAATTAAATTAGTTAATATGAAAACTTGGGGAAATATATATTATCCTTTAGAAACGACCCCTCCTTTAATAAATGTCAATCCCATAGATTTAAAAGACTCACCAGACTACACTCTTCTTTATGGATTAAAAGTTGATAATTGTAACGTTAGAATTAACTACGATGATAACAGAAGAAAAGGTAGAAGTTGGGATATGCCTTTAGAAAATAATAAATTTATTATGTTTCCATCTACTAATATGTATTACCTAACTAACAATCAAAAAGATTCTTTAAATTTTATTCAAACCATTACATATGAATTTATCTAATTATTACTGGTATTTTAAATCTGCATTAACCCCTAAATTTTGTGATGAGGTTATTAAGTATGGTTTATCCCATACTGATCAGCTTGCAAGAACAGGTGGTTATGGAGACAAAAAATTATCTAAAGATCAAGTTAGAGATATGAAAAGAAAAAGAAACTCAGATATCACTTGGTTAAATGATGCTTGGATTTATAAAGAAATACAACCCTTTGTTCATCAAGCTAATAAAAATGCTGGTTGGAATTTTAACTGGGATAGATCGGAATCCTGTCAATTTACAAAGTATAAACTAAATCAATACTACGATTGGCACTCTGATAGTTGGGAGAAAGCTTACGATAGAAAAGACAAAAATGATCCCAGTCATGGTAGAATTAGAAAACTATCCATGACATGTCAATTAACCGATGGCTCAGAATATGATGGCGGAGAATTGGAATTTGATTTTAGAAACTATGATCCGCATATGAGAGATGAAACTAAACATTTAAGAAAAGCAAAAGAGATATTACCAAAAGGATCTATCATTGTGTTTCCATCTCACGTATGGCATAGAGTTAAACCAGTAACTGGAGGGGTACGGTATTCACTTGTAACGTGGCATATTGGATATCCATTTAAATAATGGATCAAAAAGTATTTTTTTTAAGTGGAACTTTTAGGTGTGGTACTAGTTTGTTAAGATCTATTATAAATCAAAACCCTAATTTTTACGTAACACCCAATAGTATTATACCTAGTGTAGTGTGGATTTTAAATCGTTTCAAACAAGAACATGGTTATAAACATTGGACCGGCGTTGACGTGGATAAAAAATATAAAGACAATGAAAAATATTATAATAATATAATAAAAAACACCTTTAAAAATTATTTTTATCTGCATAAACAAAAATATATATTAGAGCAAGGTAGGTGGGGAACACCGGAAAATTTTAATCTATTAAAACAATATGGGTTTTTACCAGCAAAATTTATAATATTAGTCAGACCTCTTAAAGAAATATTAGAATCTTGGATTAGAGTTGATAAAGTACTAGATAATTTAATGAGTGGATATTGTGATAATTTAATGAAGCCAGAGGGCCAGGTTGGGCAATCAGCGTTAGCTTTAAATTTTTTAACAAAACATTATAAGAACAATCTTTTAACTATTAAGTACAAAGACCTATGTTCACACCCTGAAAAAACAATTAAAAGTATATATAAATTTTTAGATGTACCTTACTATACAGACCACACGTTTAATAATTTAAATCAGGTTGACATTAAAAAATCTACCCATACAACTATAAGAACAAACAAAATAGAACAAAAAATTTATAAAGATGAGATAGAAATACCAAGTTTAATTTTAAAAAAATACAAGACAGAAAATAACTTATTTAAAAAATATGGATAAAAGAAATTATTTTAATACCCCAATTTGGGCAGAAGAAAAGCCTGAGTTTATTAAATCTTTAAACAAAGCCTCTAATAAATATATTAAAGCAGCTAGAGTTAGAAATAAAAAAATAATTGAAGATACTAAAGATTGTGGGCAGGTACATCATTCAACTTCATTAATACATGATAATGACTTTTTAGATTTGAGAAATTATATTAGCCAAAAATCTTGGGAATTTTTAGATGACCATGGTTATGCTATGGATAAATACCTAACTATGGTGAGTGAGATGTGGGTACAGGAATTTAGTAAAAACGGTGGTGCTCAACACAGCGCTCACATACATGGGAATCAGCATGTAGCAGGATTTTATTTTTTAAAATGCTCTGATAAAACTTCCTATCCTATTTTTCATGAACCAAAGACCGGGGCTAGAGCAACGAAGTTAAAGATGAAACCAGAAATAGATGGCACAAATGATGTGTTTAATGGCATGGACCTTATTCATTTTAAACCTATGCCTGGAACATTAATTATTTTTCCAGGTTATCTTGAACATGAGTTTCCAGTCGATCAGGGTAGTGAACCTTTTAGATTTATACAGTGGAACATACAAGCTGTACCAAAAGAAATGGCTAAAGATGTTTAAAGTTATTGACAATTTTTTAAATAAAGAAAACTTTAAAACAATACAAAATAGTGTTTTAAATAATTCTTTTTTTCCCTGGTATTTTTCTAACTATACAGATTATTTTGGAGAAAAAGGTTTAGATAAAGGTAAATATACTCATACGGTTTATGAAAATAATAATTCAAATTCTAAATATTATGATTTACTTTTACCTACTATAGAAAAATTAAAATGTGTATCCTTAATAAACATAAAACTAAATAGTACTAACTATGCTGAAAAAATTATAGAGGGAACTTATCACGTTGATAATAAATATAGAAATACAAAAACAGCTATATATTATTTAAATACAAATAATGGTTATACAAAGTTTAAAGAAAATAAAAAAAAAATAAATTCTGTAGAAAACAGAATAATTATTTTTAATTCTAGTTTAGAACATTTAGGAACTAACACAACAAATGACAAAAGGAGGGTAGTGTTAAATTTTAACTACTATTAATATGAGCTTTAAAAAAAACAAATACACAGTTGTACGTCAAGCTATATCAAAAGATTTAGCTACCTTTATTGCAAACTATTTTTCTATGCAAAAACAAGTTTATGATACTTGTAGAAAAACTAGATACCTTTCACCTTATGAAGATATTATAGGAAGCTATGATGATAAACAAATACCAAATACTTATAGTCAGTATTCTAATATAGCTATGGAAACTTTAATGTTGAAATGTCAACCTCTTATGGAAAAAAAAACCGGATTAAAATTATACCCTGCTTACTCTTATGCAAGACTATATAAAAAAGGGGATGAATTAAAAAGACATAAAGATAGATTTAGTTGTGAGATATCTACTACTCTGAGCTTAGGTGGTGATGAGTGGCCAATCTATTTAAGTCCAAATGAAAATGTAGGAAAAGCTGAAAAAGATGGAGGTAAGAAAGGAATAACGGTTGCAAGCACAGCCAAAGGAATTAAAGTAGACTTAAAACCAGGTGATATGTTAGTTTATTCTGGGTGTGAATTAGAACATTGGAGAAAACCTTTTAAGGGCACAGAATGTATTCAGGTATTTTTACATTATAATAATCGCAAGACATCGGGAGCTAAAGATAATATGTTTGACAAGCGACTTCATTTAGGTCTTCCAAGATGGTTTAAAAAATGATATATCCCTATGATGGTGGGGGAAAATGCCACCACACTTTCCCCTTCCTTTAATAACCTATTGAAACCAGCCATAATCTGATATAAAGCATAAGAAACAGGATTTTATATGCTACAAAAAATTGCTTTTTTACCCGGCTTTAATAAACAAGTAACCTCTACAGGTGCTGAATCTCAATGGACTGGAGGCGAAAATGTTCGTTTTAGATATGGAACTCCTGAAAAAATAGGTGGTTGGTCTTCTCTAGGAGACAAGAAACTTACAGGTCCCACAAGAGCGCTACATCATATGGTTAATAAAGAAGGTATCAAGTATGCTCTTCTGGGTACTAATAGAATCCTTTATGTTTATTCGGGAGGGGTTTATTATGATATCCATCCTTTAGTTAATCCATCAGGCACAGCTATTACAAATGCATTTAGTACATCAAATGGAGACCCCGCAGTAACTCTTACATTTTCATCTGCGCATAATTTTCAAGCAGGAGACATTATATTATTTGGAGATACCAGTACATTTAGTTCGATTACAGGATCAAATTTTGGTGCTTCAGATTTTTGTGATAAAAAATTTATGGTAACAAGTGTACCAACAACTACTACTCTTACAATTACAATGGATAGTAATGAAGGCGGAGCTGGAGCTAGTACTTCTGGAGGTATAACTTACTATCAATATTATCATGTAGGACCTGCTGATCAAGTGGGAGTATATGGTTGGGGAATTTCTCAATTTGGTGGTACAGTTACTAACCCACAAACAACAACTTTAAATGGATCATTAAGTGCTAATGCTTATGGTACTGGTGGATCCGGAACTACTATTACTGTGGCAAGTACAACTGGTTTTCCAAGTACAGGGACCAATTATATTAAAGTAGACAATGAAGAAATTTCTTACACGGGATTAACCTCAACTACATTTACGGGAATTACAAGAAACGTTCGAGGAACAACTAACGCTACCCACAGTAGTGGTGCCACGGTTACTAACTACAGTGACTACGCTGCATGGGGACAAGCAGCAGCCACAACCGACAAAGTAGCAGAACCTGGTCTATGGTCCATAGATAATTTAGGTTCCACGGCTATTGCTTTAATTTGTAATGGGGCTGTATTTGAATGGGATTCAGATTTAGCTAACGCTGTAAGTACTAGAGCAACAATTATATCTGGTGCACCGACTGCATCTAGGGATATGTTAGTATCTACACCCGATCGTCACTTAGTTTTATTTGGAACAGAAACCACGATTGGAACTACATCAACTCAAGATGATATGTTTATAAGATTTTCGGACCAAGAAGACATTAATACCTGGGCACCAACAGCAATCAATAGTGCTGGTACACAAAGACTGGCCGCTGGATCACGGATCATGGGAGCTAAACTTGGTAGGAATGCTATTTATGTTTGGACCGATACTTCTTTATTTACTATGAGATTTGTTGGAACTCCATTTACTTTTGCTTATGAACAAGTAGGAACTAACTGCGGACTTATTGGTAAAAATGCAGCTGCTGAAGTTGATGGTGCTGCGTACTGGATGTCAGATAATGGTTTCTTTAGGTTTACAGGTAAACTAGAATCTATGGATTGTTTAGTTGAAGACTATGTGTACGATGATTTAAACACAACATCTGGTCAATTAATATATTGCGGGATTAATAACTTGTTTGGAGAAGTTATGTGGTTTTATCCAGGGTCAGGTTCAAATGTGGTGAACAGATGTGTTTTATATAGTTATCTAGATTCTACAAGCGAAAGACCAATTTGGTATACAAATGCAAGTTCAGTGTTTCCAAGAACTACATGGATAGATTCTGCTGTATTTGGTTTACCTCATGCAACATATTATGATGCAAGTGTGGATACATCTTTTGATGTTACTGGAAATACTGAGGGAGTTACATATTATTACGAACATGAAACGGGAGTTAATCAGGTTAAGATAGGAACTACCAGTGCTATTGCTGCTAATATTACTTCAGGAGATTATGATATTACACAAAAAGTAATTAGAGGGGCCGCTAGTTCTCTGGCTGACCTTAGAGGAGATGGAGAATTTATAATGAGAGTGAGCCGAGTTGTTCCTGATTTTATTGCTCAAAGTGGTAATACTGTTGTTCAATTAGACTTAAGAGATTATCCTAATGACAGTTCCGCGAGTTCAACACTTGGTCCTTTTACAATCACATCAAGCACTAAAAAAATTGACACGAGAGCCAGAGCTAGAGCTGTAG